GGAGCGGCTGGTATTGATTCATTGGTCTCATTGGTCAAACGGATCGAGATGGATCGGACGCATGGGCCTACTGGTCGTTGGTTAGACATATTCACAAGTGCTATGCGTAACTTAGGCAGAGGTTTGGTCTGGACAAAGGAACTTGTTGTAGATACAGCAATTCAAGGTATGCTTTCTTCCACCATCACACTTGGGAGGAACCTTGCCGGTAACTCATTCATGATTGCAGATAAGATATTACGAACACAGGTTGAGGGGATGATTCCTTGGAGTCCGACCAAGATGGGAGAAGCATACAAATTAACTGCTGGAGCATTTGAGTTCTTACCAGATGCGATTAACCGTTCCTTCATCGCATTTATCACGGACAAACCGCAGACGAAGCTTTTCAGGCATGAGTTTTATAAGAACAGTCTTGAGGGGAATCTTCACAACAATGTAGACACTTTGATTGGTGACGGGTTGCGGTTTATTAATAAATCCATCTTTCTGCCGGGTCGGTTGAATATGTCTCAGGATGAATTCTTCAGGTCGGTCAATATTGGAATGGAGAAAAAAAGACTCGCACACCGTTATGCTGTTGAAGCAGAAGCAGACGGGGTTCTTTCTTACAAAGAAGCATATAAAGACCTCCTATCTAAAAATCCGAAGTCTGTGATGCGACACCATTACAAGGAAATGGATAAAAGGATGATGAACGAAGCGGCAGGACAAATCTTTGCCACCCCCGTAGGTACAAAACAATCATGGTTCGGATGGGGAGGACATCAGCTTCTTGAGCAACTGAATTGGTTAAGACATGAACCCACAGGGGTTGCCAAACTTTTCATGCCTTTCTATGGGACAATCATCAACCTAGACCGGGCGGCATTAGAAAGACTTCCTCTTGCAAACTTGATTGTACGAGAATCCAAAGAAAACTTATTTGGACAGCACGGCAGAGAAGCGCAAGCCAACGCAATGGGAAAGTTGTTTGTTGGTACTAGCATCGCAATGGGAGCATGGCAAATGATGGAAGAAGGGAACATGACTGCTTCCTATCCTACTGAGTTAGATGCTGACATGAACCCTGCCGACTATCCTTATTATGTTCCTTCAAGAAAATATCTTCAGGATTCTGGCTGGAGACCTTATGCCTTGATCTCAGAAGAAGGATACCGATCCATGAGGGGTCTCGACCCTGTTGCATTAATGACCCAAATGGGTGCAGATGCATGGATGATGAACAAAATATATGAGCAAGCTGGTGGTTGGGATGGGTTGTGGAGGACAGACCAAGAAAAAATAGAGGGAGTAAATAGCGCAAACGAAATGTGGAAATACTTCAAGCTCGCCGCCATGACAAAGATTGAAGAACGCCCGTTCATGAAGGGGATTTCTGATATTAGAGCATTGGTTGATGACGATGATCTTAGAAATAAGTCGGCCCAAGTAAATCTATTAAGCCAAGTTAACCCTGTCCAGAGTTACTATGCCGCACTCCGTGCCGCTTATGCCAGATCCAAAGATGCTTATCAACGTGACTCAAAAGCACATGATGTTATAGATCAAGTTTGGTTGAACTTCCGTAGACGCAACAATTGGCTTTTTGATATTACAGGGAAGGGCGGTTCAACCGGCTTAAACCCAAGAGTGAACTTTGTAGGAGATCCACAACTAATTTATGCGGGTTCGCATTGGATTGATGATCCTAATGTACGTCATGCGTTTCAGGCATTTATTAATCTTGCTTCTGTCTCTCCAGTAGACAAATCCCCCATCATGGAACGGATTAGAGACATTGGTGGAGTTAAAACAGAATTTCCTTCTAGGTGGGTTGCTATTTCAGTTCCAGGTGAAGGTAAGGATTTCCGTGAAAACATCACTCAAGAGCAACAGTATGCTTGGGTTATGGAAGCGGCAAAGATGAATCGTAAAGTTTTCACTAAAAAATATGTTGCTTCTTTAGAGGGCAAGCCTGCGGCAACCCAACGTAATATCATTGATTTGGTTCTCAGTAAACATAAGATTGCCGCCCGTACCAAAATGCTTTGGCAGAATGAAGCGTGGAAACCTCTTGCTGAGAAATATCCTCAACTTCTGGTTACTAGGGCTAAAGGGATTCTCTCTGATAAACGTCCTCCTCCGCACTTCAATACCAACCCAAAGAAGCATAAAACCGTCTACGAATGGATGGACAAGTGACAACTTCAAAAGGAAGGTAAAACCCACCATCTTAGAACAAATAAACGACTGATATGGCCTACTCAAGCATCACATATTCAAGCAATTCTTCGGCTAATGGAGGGAAAGACTACACCTATTCTTTTGGGGCAGTCAGCCACAATACGGACAACATTAAAGTCTCAATTGGCGGGACAACATTAACATCCTCCCAATATTCTGTAGTTCAAGGAACAATCACATTAGACACTGCACCGGGTGGTGGTTCTGCTCCTTTTGATGCCGCCCTCAGTTCATCCAATGTTTTAAAGGTCAGCCGATTTACAAACCGCACCACAGCAGAAATTGTCTTCTCTGCAAACTCGATTATTCAGGATGAGGATTTAAACACTTCAGGAGACCAAGGCCGGTACTTAGCTCTTGAAGCAGTGGATAGGGCTAATGAGTCAATGGCTATTGATGAGTCTGATTCCACTCAATACGATGTCCAAATTGATGGGGCCGATAAAAGGATTTTTGGTGTAGAAGACCCGACAAATGCAAACGATGCCGCATCTAAGGCTTATGTTGACGGTGTTGCTACGGGGTCTGGGGCAGGTATTGTCACTGAGACAGGAACGCAAGTACTTACTAATAAAACTATTACAAGTCCTGTTATAAATACTGGGGTTTCTGGGAGTGCAATTCTGGACTCTGACTCCATGTCTGGAGCTAGTGCCACAACTTTATCAAGTTCCGAAAGCATTAAGGCGTATGTAGATGCCACCAATGAATTAGTAGAGGATACGACTCCACAACTAGGGGGGATGCTTGATGTAAATGGTCAATCCATTGGTGATGGTACTCTTGAACTATTAAAGTTCAGTGAGACTGGATCAGCAGTTAATGAAATCACCATAGCCAATGCCGCAACTGGGAATGCACCAACTCTAAGTGCTACTGGTGGTGATGACAACATAGATATAACCCTTACCCCCAAAGGGACAGGTCTTGTTTCTATGACAGGAGATTTAAAAGTCGGAGGAAATGACATTCAAGATTCTGGTGGGGTAGTTGCACTTACTTTTGACGGTTCTGGGAATACGAACATGTCAGACAAGATTTTGCAAAGACCAGTAGTCAAGGATTATGCGGAATCAGTCAATGCCATTGGTGTTACTGGTTCAGCAGAAACTATTGATATTACATCAGGCAATGTGGTCACTGCAACACTTGATGATAATTGTACTTTCACTTTTTCAAATCCTTCTGCATCAGGGAAAGCATGTAGTTTCACCCTGATTCTTACTCAAGATGGAACTGGTTCAAGAACAGTTACATGGCCTGTATCAGTGCAGTGGGCCAGTTCAACTGCTCCTACTTTATCAACTGGGGGTAGTGATGTAGATATTTTTACGTTTATCACGGTTGATGCTGGGACCACATGGTTCGGTTTTACAGCAGGTTTGGACATGGATATTTGATGGCATTTTCTAGTTTACGTGCATTGATTGGTGGTGGTGGTGGCGGTCCAGTTTATTCGACTATTACATCAGGAACAACCATAAATACTGATGATGATTATAAGTACATTATTTTCAATGCCACTGATACGTTCACAGTGACAGAATTAGGCGAAAATGATGAATTAGAGTTTTTGTGTATAGCTGGTGGTGGAGGAGGAGGTTCTGGTACAACTGCAAGCACTTCATCCGCTGGTGGTGGTGGAGCTGGAGGCTATCGGAATAGCTATGCTTCCGAAGATACAGGAGGTGGTGGTACTACTGAAGCTGATCTTACTTTAACTGAAAGTGAGTACACAGTAACAGTTGGAGATGGTGCTAGTCAAAACGCATCAGGGAGTCCTAGTAGCATTGGCGTTACCTCTGCGACAGCAGACATAATTTCGACAGGTGGAGGTGCTGGAGGTACTGGAGGTTATGCCTATTCCGCAGGGGGTGAAGATGGAGATGATGGTGGATCTTCAGGTGGAGGTGGTGGTGGATCTTCAGGTACGGCATCCGCAGGTGCTAGAACTACTAGTCCTGTTGTTCAGGGAAATAATGGAGGTGATGGCCATTCAGATGGTAGTACACCAGCAGGAGGCGGAGGTGGTGGTGCAGAAACAGCGGGGGCGGCGGCGAGTAGCTCTACGGGTGGTAATGGAGGTGATGGTCATTCATCGTCAATAACAGGTAGTCCAGTAACAAGAGCTGGTGGGGGTGGTGGTTCTGGCTGGTCAGGAGGTGGAAACGGAAGTGGTGGTTCTGGTGGTGGTGGCAGTGGTCAAACCAGTGATTCTGGTGGAACTGGAGCAGTAAACACTGGAAGTGGTGGTGGAGGCGGTTCAACAGGTGGTCCTCGTACAGGAGGCCCAGGAGGAAAAGGCGTTGTAATCGTGCGGTGGAAATTTCAATAAAGAAAAATTATGACCAGTTTTGCAGAATTAGATGATAACAATATCGTCTTAAGAGTTCTTAGTGTCGAACAAGATTTTATTTCCACAGGAAAGCTGGGTGATCCTGCTAAATGGAAAAAAACCTCCTATAATATAAGGGGTGGCGTTTATTACGAAGGTGGCACTAATATAATAGCGACGGACCAATCGGTAATTAATGATGATGCTGGACGAAAAAGAAAGAACCATGCAGGGATTGGTTACAAATATGATGAAACAAGGGACGCATTCATTCCACCACAACCCTTCCCTAGCTGGACACTAAATGAATCCAGTTGTGATTGGGAATCTCCAGTACCCTATCCAGATGACGGAGAATATTACTGGAACGAAGACACAACTTCTTGGGATGAATTTAATAGCTAAACCATGACAGGCCTTTTCATATTCTTTCTGATTTATATCACTCTGATTTTATCTGGAGTCTATGTGGTTTGGTACTTTATGAATAACTATGATGAGATTATTTTTAGGAGGGATAGTGTCAAATGAATCCAGCCGATTATGCATATGCAACTGGAAAGATACACCCTGATCTCATGGAAGTAGATAGTTTATTACAATTAATAGAAAGAATAGGACTGCCAGCAGTTATTATTGGAGCCACATTCTTTTATATTTATAAAACTGCACAAAGTCATCGTGACGAAGTTAAGTCATGGCAAGAGAAAGATACTGTTGCAGATTCAAGGCTCATTGATGTGATTAACTTAAGTAATACGAGAAATGAGAATTTTCAGTCGGCATTAAATGAGCAAACAATGGCAATCAAGGAATTGTGCGGTGAAATCAGAGGAATGAAACCAAGTAGAAGATAGCATGGCTAAAGAAATCACTACGACTACGGTTACTAAACCAGATGCTCCAAAACCGATAGTTCCTAAAATGTCGGTTAATGAGCGAATCCAAGTATTCCGATTTGTTGCACGGTTTGTCATTGGTCTATTTGCACTATCCACGTTTCTGTATATTGTCCATATAATGCTTGGTTCCAATGAAGAATTGCCTACATCCTCAAAAGACCTCTTAAATATCTTAATTGGCGCATTCATACCGATTCTTGCAGGAATTGCCAAATTTTACTTTGAATCTGGTGGTGATCTCCATCAAGAAGCAGAAAAGAATCCCATTCCACCCCATCCTGAGAAGGAAGCTGAGTGAACCACTTTAGTTGGCTTTATGACTTTTTCGTAAAGGATGATGATAACCCCCCAACCCAAGGAAACACAATGAACATCCTATTAGGACTCCTTAAAACTCTTGTGATCGATAAAACGACCAACATGATTGCCGGTCATGTCGAGAAAGCCGTTGAAGACTTAGGTGAACAGGCCAAGGCAGAAATAGACAAAGCCGTTAATGATGATGCCACCCATGCCTTCAACGATCTAAAGAGCTTTCTAAAAGGATGATCTACCGAATCATCACTATATTCGGTAACGAAAAATTTCTGATAGGGCTTGCTCTTGACGTTCTTCAATACCTTGCTGATCAGTCCTCTAACAAACTTGATAATACGTTGGTGGCAATGGTTAGGAAGCGTTTGCAACAAGAAGAACAGTAAGCTTTTATTCACTCGCCGGGAATTCATTACACAACCAGTGCTTTACGGATTTTTTATGGGGAAATACCTAACCCCTCATTTCACTGCTGATGAGATGAGATGCAAGGGAACAGGAATTTGCACAATGGATGATATTTTTATGGAACTCTTAGAGACAATCCGTTGTGAGTATGGGAAACCGATGATTGTCACCAGTGGATTCCGTGCGCCTGAATATAATGCCAAGATCGCAAAATCTGGTTCAACGGGACCGCACACCTATGGAAAAGCAGTTGATATTCATGTGATTGGTGCAGATGCCAACTCAATTATAAAACTTGCACTTGAAATGGGGATGACCGGCATTGGAGTCAAACAAAAAGGGCCGCACAAACAAAGATTCATACACCTCGATAACCTCCCCAATGGAGACCACCCAAGACCTTGGATCTGGTCATACAACGCAAAAGGGTAGGGGTCTCCTCTACGATAGATTCGATTATACAGACTTGGAAGATGCACCTGAGTACAGCAATTGGCCTGTACTTCGGTATGACGATCCTGAGTCTAAACGATAAAGGGGCCGGTATATTTCAGAGTTGGGGTTAAAACCCCACCGGCTGAGAACCAACAACTCTGGAAAGGTCGGGAAACCTTGGCCCCTTTTCCCAGAAGCCCACTTAAAGGCTTTGAAGTCCTTCAGTAGCTTTGAATCTTGCCCGGTGACAGGAGAGTGGGCCAAATCACCATAAGGACACAGATGATAATCCTACCAATAAACCACGATCCAGAGCTTGCCAAAAAAGTTATAGAAGCGGCACAAGAAGATGGCGATGATGTTCTCTATCCAACGCACTATGCTTTAGAAGACGGGCAGATTATTGGAGCTTTTTCGCTTGAAACCCCAATTTCGACATGGTGGATGCATAAAACCAAAGGAAATGCGAAAAAAACGATGCTGATGCTCAATTCACTGGAAACATTGCACTCAGATCGGGGAAATCCTGCATTTGTCATGCCTTGCACTGAAGAATCCCCATATTTCCGCATGATGGAGAAATTCGGGTTCCAAAAACTTGGTGAACCTGTCCAGTGGTTCTATAAAAACTTATATCCGTTAAAACCATGACCCAATCCATACACCACTTATTTGACCTTCTATCCAACGAGTTGGTAGCAAGGATTAAGTCAGGAGAAGCATCCTCACAGGATCTCAATGTGGCACGGCAACTTCTTAAAGACTGCCGCATTCAGGCTACTCCAGATCATGAACCTCTGGAACTCCTTGCAGAAGAAGTCCAAAAACGCAAAGTCAGCACTGATTTTACTGATTATTACGATGATCCTCAGACCCCACCGGCTCAAAGCTTCTCTTGAATTCCAATCTCACCGATTTCAGGGTCTTTCTTCAACTTGTATGGTCTCATCTTGGACTACCTAATCCCACACCTGTTCAATACGACATTGCACACTATCTCCAGAATGGGCCGAGAAGACTTGTCATTGAAGCATTCAGAGGGGTTGGAAAATCCTATATCACTTCAGGATTTGTTGCACATCAACTGCTTCTTGATCCAAACCTTAAAATCCTTGTAGTTTCTGCATCCAAGATACGCTCAGACGACTTCAGTACATTTGTTCAAAGACTGATCTTGGAAATGCGTGTTCTCAGACACCTTGCACCCTCGACTGACCAAAGAAACTCCAAAATATCCTTTGATGTAGGGCCTGCGACTGCTTCACACTCTCCCAGTGTCAAATCTGTTGGAATCACAGGCCAGCTTGCTGGTTCTCGTGCCGATCTCATTGTTGCAGACGATGTGGAGGTTCCTAACAATTCGGCAACTCAGGTTATGCGGGATAAGCTATCCGAATCCATCAAGGAATTCGATGCTATACTCAAACCAGATGGGAGAGTGGTCTTCTTAGGTACTCCTCAAACAGAACAATCCCTCTATGAAATCCTACCAGAAAGAGGTTATGAAACACGCATCTGGCCTGCTCAATATCCTGAAGAAAGTGCATTAAGCAAATACGGAAACCGGCTTACTCCCTTATTTACTAAAAGACTTACCAATAAGAAGGTAACAGCCGGGGAACCTACTGATCCCAAAAGATTTGATGCAGAAGACCTAGCAGAAAGAAAGCTTTCCTACGGTAGAGCAGGGTACTCCCTCCAGTTCATGCTGGATACCTCACTCTCTGATGCAGATCGCTTTCCTCTCAAACTTCAGGATCTTATTGTCATGAACCTGAATGCTGAAACAGGCCCCTCCAAACTCGTATGGTCGCCTACTCCGTCTAATATCATCTCAGACCTTCCCTGTGTGGGCCTCAGAGGGGATTTCTATTATGAACCCTTTGAAGTATCCACAGAATGGACTGAGTATAACGGGGCATTGCTCACAATAGACCCCGCAGGCAGAGGGAAAGACGAAACTGCATACAATGTCACTAAGTTCCTCAACGGATATATCTTCCTCCTGGACTTCGGAGGTTTCATAGAATCGGGGTACTCAGAGAAGACTCTTAAAACCCTTGCAGATGTTGCTCATAACTACTCATGCAACTACTGCCTTGTCGAAGCTAACTGGGGTGATGGGATGTTCAATGAACTATTCAAACCCTACCTCAATGCAGTCCACCCCATTACCATTGAAGAAGTTAAACACTACACAAACAAAGAGAAACGTATCATAGATACCCTAGAACCTGTATTAAACCAGCATAAGCTGGTTGTGAACAAGAAAGCCCTGCATAAAGACTTCCAATCCTCCCAAAACCTCCCTCCTGAAACTGCCCTCCATTACCAACTCGCCTATCAGCTAACCCGGCTCACCAACCAAAAGGGGGCTATTCCCCATGATGACCGGGTTGATGCTCTTGCCATTGCTACTGCATACTGGTCTGAACACCTTGCATTGACCGCAGAACAGGCCATAGAGCGAAGAAGTGAGAAGCTTCTGAAAGAAGACCTTGATCGCTTTGTTCGTGGTATGTCCATCAATCGTAACACCCCACAGAAACGCAGACACCTCACTTGGACGTAGGTTGAACAAAAAATGTGAGGGGGTATATTAACGTGACCCCGGCAAAAGACCCCCCTTGGGGGTTGATCTTAGAAGCTGACTAATCAATTTTTTAGTGCCTGCTAACTCGGCAAACTAATCCCTTATCAGTTGGTGTTTGTCTGTAATTAGTTGAAAGCACTCACTTAATCTTTTAATTCATTTAGTTAACACCAAAACAAGGCACCAAAACTATACAACTAAACTCCTTTCATTTCATCCTTCCAAAATTCTTTCATCCTTCCTTCCTTCAAATTTCAGATTTTCTTTTGAATATTCCTTTGATCCTTATCTTTCTCCTTTCACATTCACTTTTTTTTCTTTGCTCTCATCCGATTGCATCTAAGTTTCTCCAATCATATCAATATGTTGCATACTCTTTTCTTCTGTTCATAAATATTATTTAATAAATATTGCAAAAAAAGGGTTGACACTATTTTAAAAGGCGTGCTATTCCTTTATACAGTATATTTTATCCTTGCAATGAAGCAAGGAACAGGCTCCGCAAGGAGCCTTTAAATCTATTCCTATAAAGAAAGGCACAAAGTCATGGCAAAACGAAGTGAGATAGAAAAGATCCTAAAAGTAACAAGTGAAGCAAAACAACCTGTCCTATTATTGGGGCCTCCTGCTATCGGCAAGAGCCAAACTGTTCAGACTGTAGCAAAAGACACTGGCAGAAAACTTTATGATGTTAGATGTAGTTATTTAGATGCAGTTGATACAAGGGGCTTGCCTGTTCCGAATGTAGCAGAAAAGAGAGTGAATTGGTTAACGCCTGAATTCTGGCCCTTGGAAGGTGAGCAAGAGCCTTCCATCCTTTTCCTTGATGAGATAACCAATTGTCCGAATTCAACTCAAGTTTCATTGCTTGAGTTAACATTGGATAGAAGGATAGGAAATTATAACTTGCCTGAGAATTGCGTAATTATTGGGGCAGGGAACAGAGTAGAAGATAAGGCAGGTTCTAATAAATTAATCACTTCCCTTGCTTCAAGATTCCTTCCTATTGATTATGAATTAGATAATGATGATTGGATTGAATGGGCATGGAATAATGATATTGATGAGACTATTATTTCCTTTATAAGGTTTCGACCCGAAGCTTTATATGACTTTGACCCTAGAAGTAAAGAATTAGCTTTTTCCTCACCTAGAAGTCTTGAGAAGCTTTCCAATGTTCGGAGAGTTGGCATTCCTTCAGAAATAGAATTTCCTATTTATTCTGGATTGATAGGGAAGGCAATTGCTTCCGAATATACAGGCTTTTTGCGTACATACAGGGAAATGCCTGACCCTGCGGAAGTCTTGCTTAATCCAATGAATGCAGAAGTGCCAGAAAAGACAAATGTCTTGTATGCGCTATGTGGTGCATTAGCTAGAAGGGTTGAAAGTGCTAACGCTGAAAAGGTGATCATGTACGCTCAAAGGCTCCCAAAAGAGTTTGAAATGCTTTTAATTTCAGACTGCGTGAAGCAACACAATAAAAACTTCACTGATAATGCCTTATTTACGAAATGGGCATGTAATAACGAATTATAAAATCAATCATTAACTCTTAATAATTAAGGTATATATGACAAATATTGAAATTGAAAACAAAGCAATTCTAGTTTCATTGAATATCAAGAAATGGACATTGACAAAAAAGAGCAAGGAGGCCGGCGCAATTCTGGCCACGCATTACGGCGCAAAAAATGGGGCGCATTCAGGCACAAAACACCTTTTAGGAGGAAAGGATAATAATTCCTTTATGGATAAGGCAGAAAACGTACGGATCAAGGCTCAAGAGTGCCGTGATTATTTCATTGAACAGACTTTGCCATGGGCTAATGCAGGCGAAAGAATTCTGCTTAAACGAAACAAAGCAACATTTGATTCTAAAATGAGAAGTTTGGAAGGTGATTTTTTGAATGCAGTGAAAGAATTTTGCAAAGTATTTCCTCAAGCAAAGGCAGAAGCAAAAAATCATCTTAATAAAGACTTTTCAGAAGATGACTTTCCTAAAGATATTGCTTCTAAATATTCCTTTGCAGTCAACCGAATTCCTATTCCTACAGGCAAAGACTTTAGAGTTGACTTGATGGAGGAGGAAGTTGAAGAAATGAGGAAGGCTCTTGATTCAAGGAATAAAGTTTTAACTCAAGATGCAATGAAGGAAGCATTTCAAAGGATCACAAAAGAGTTGAAACCTGTCAAAGAATATTTTGATAAATTGAATTCAGGAAATGATAAAGCAAGGTTTCATCCTTCTTTGATTCAAAACATTGAAAGGATGGTTGAAGTGATACCTTCTATAAATCTAACTAATTCAAAAGAATTAAATGATTTAGCTCAGGAAGTTAAAAAAGACTTTGGAAGTCTTACAAAAGAAAAGATTGTTTCAATGGATAAGAAAAAGAAAGAAAAAAAGTCTCGTGACTTGTCAAAGGCAATGGCAAAGGCCGAGGCAATACTTGCTTAATCACAACCAATTCAGAGCAAGGAAAATTCCTTGCTCACAACCAATTGAAAGGAAGATGAAATGAATCCACAAACACAAAAAGCAATAAATAATCTTGTTATAGATCATCCATTTTATGGATCTTTACTTCTCAAAAAACTTGAGATTTTAGAAGATGATACAATCCCTACAGCCTGCGTAAATGGCAAAGAAATGCGTATCAATCCTAAATATATTGAAACTCTGAATATTCCTGAAACTACAGGTTTAATTGCTCATGAGGTTTTACATTGCGCTTTGCAACATATGTATAGAAGGGGCAACAGGCATAATGGGACATGGAATGAAGCAACAGACAATGCCATTAATTGGTTGTTAATAGATGAAGGTTTCACCTTGCCTGAAGGAGCCTTATTAGATCCACAATTTAAAAACATGAATGCAGAAGATATATACAACCGAATTCCTACCAAAAAAGACTCTGAAGAACCAGGAAAAGGCGAAGGCTCAACAGGCAAGTTTGAAGACCCTAAAAAAGAAGATTCTAAAGGAACAGAAGAAAATAAAGACATTGAAGGCAAGCAAGGAAAAGGAGGAAGTCAAGCTGAATGGCAGAAGGAGCAGGATGAATGGGCAATTGCTGTTCAGCAGGCAAACAACCAATCAAAAGCAATGGGCAAAGGCTCACCAATTGCGGAAGAAATAATCAAAGAATTGTTTCAACCAAAAGTTGATTGGAAGGATGAGCTTGAAGCCTTTTTTGATTCATTGACAAAAGAAGATTTCACATGGAGAAAACCCAATAAAAGGCATTTCCCTTTGATCCTTCCAAGCATGGAAAGTGAAGGCGATTTGAAAAAAGTTTTAATTGGTATTGATTCAAGCGCATCGGTTTCGATGAATGAGATTAAATCTTTCTTTGCGGAGTTGGATTATATTTTAGAAACATTTTCAGCAGAAGTGACAGTTTTAGTTTGTGACACTAAAATTAGAAGCATTCAAAAATATCAAGCAGGCGAAACCGTAGAAAGAACAGTAAAAGGCAGGGGCGGGACTAATTTTGATCCCTGCTTCAAATGGGCAGAAAGAACAGAATTTGAACCATCATGCATGATTTATCTAACAGACATGGAATGCACTCCGCCATTAACTGATAATTTTATTGACTATCCGGTTGTTTGGGCAAGCACTCAAAATTTCAGGACTAGGACTGGTTTGCCTGAAGGTTGGGAGCAAATGCCTGAAAATGAAGTATGGCAAAAATACCGTGACTGTAGGGATGATCTAGTGGTTTTAGTTGAAACCGATTGAGGCTATCAAACAAGGCTCCAATTCAGGAGCCTTTAACTTTAAAGAAAGGAAATTATTATGAATGATTATAGAGCAGAAGAGGAAGCTTTAGAAATTGAAGCATACGACAACCTGATAAAGATTTTTGATATTTTCATGAAAGAAAATAAAGCCTTATTCAATATTGATAATTCAGATAATAACTATGATTTGTTATGGGATGAAATAAGGAACCCAGTTTTAGATATTTTAGAATCCAGGAAATAGAAAGGAAATAGAAAGGAAGTATGAATAAAATAATCATTGAAAAAAAGCAAGTATACGGGAACGAACTTTTTTATCCAGTTTGTGAAAAAGCTCAAGCTTTCTGTCAATTGTTTGAAAGCAAGACTTTGCCGGATCATAAGCTCAAGCAAATCAAGCGGAACTTAGGTTTTGAAATTGAACTAAAACAAGACTCACTGAATTTTTAAAGAAAGGAACATATGACTTTTCAAATCAAACTCTGGACATGTTTCGTGGCTTATAAGATATCAGTCCTAATTCCTTATTTCATTTACATTAATTAATCAATCAAAAGAAAGGAACTAAATGCGATATAAAAACACTATTCATCACTTACAGCAGGCAATATACAGGAATAATTTAAAAACCATACAAGATCGATCTAAAAAAATGCGAAACCTTTGCGAAGAGTTTGAAGATTCAATTTTTGAAATACATTACCAATTATGGCTATACGAGAAAATAGAAGCCGATAAATGGTTCACTGGTGTTTTCAAATACTCTCCGCATAATCCTAATAATCCTTTAAACGATTAATCAATTAAGAAAAGGAAAAAATAATGTATAGAAATGATGATCCGCCTAATTGGATGTTAGATGATCCGCCTTGCGAGATTTGCAAAAAAGATCCTTTTGATTGTATTTGTCCTGCTTGCCCTGATTGCGGTACAAACGGAGATCCTAAATGTTACAAAGATCATTCTTTAAAAGATCATATTAAATAATCAATCAAGGGGCTGAAATACGCCCCTATTTTTTTATGCATTTTACTTACATACAACCAATTGGGAGCAAGGAAATCATGGAAGATTTAATTCTGATTTTTTCTGTTTTATTTTTTGGATCAATCATTTTAGGCATCCTTTTTATTGCTCTCAGCCAGTTGTGTGCAAAGGTTTTCTCTCTTTTTTTTAAGTTTTTTGGAGGTTTTAACGTGTTGTTTCTG